GTGCTGGGTACGGCACCGTCACAGCGGGCTAGTGTCCCTGGGGACGCCGCCATGATGGTCTTTGCCCCATCCCAGTCTTCTCGTGACCGTTCAGCCCATTCCCTACGGTGAATGTGCCCGTAGATGACGGATACCTTGCTGTCGTTGAGGTAGGCGTGGGCGGTTGAACCGTTAGACCTGACCTTGTTTCCGTGGATGACTTTGAGCCTTTGATTAATCCATACTTGTCCAGCAGGGTAGCCAGCCACATAATTAACCCCGTAATCATTGAAACGACATAGATAAGGCACACTAAGGCAAGGCCAAGAATCCGGAGTGTTCCCCCGACGCAAGCCGAACGAAACCTTTGCATTGTCCAAGATGAAGTTGACGAGGCGTTCTTCATGGTTACCTGAAATCCAATCTATGACGGCGTTTGGTGCGACGGCTCGTAACTCAGCGCACAGAGTCGTAGCGCGGTCAATAGACGCCTGAGTGGTAATTGCATATGCTGGGCTGAGACGGTACTTACCGAACTCAGGAAAGTCAAGGTTGTCACCGACCATGATGATTCGGTCAGGGTTCAACTTCTTGATAATCGCCATGGAGATAGAGAGAGCCTCTTCGTCATGGGTGGGTTCAAGACTCCCGTCAGCATTTCGGTAGTAACCGATCTGCATGTCAGGGAGGATAACCGCTACTTTGTATCCCTCTGTATTACTTTGTATTACTTTGCGTACTGGGAGTTTGATTGACGGCCCTGGTTGTACCACGGGCCAATCAGGTCCCTCAGCCCACTTGGGATTGAATTGGATACCCATGAGGTCGTGAACCTCAGCCTGACCTTGGTCATTCTTAGTGAGTGACTGGTAGAGGGATACGCGCTTGATTGATCCCACTTCTTCAACATCAATGTTATTGCGGTTTAATAACTCCGCAATCTTTCCCAATGTTGCTTTTGCTGGGGGTGTTCCTAGATCATCACTAAGGCTTGCCACAACTGCACTTCCCCTTTATATGTCGTTCTATGGTGCTTCGGCTAATTTGATGTCCGTGCTTAACTAGCACATTCGCTAACCACATAGAAGAATATACCTTAGACCTACCCTTACCGGGGTCAGTCATAATTCTTTCTAATGCGGTATTTAGTGCGGTTAGTTCATCTCCGTGAAGTTCGTCCCTGAGAGTGGCAATACCACACCCCCAATTAATTGGACCACGCGAGAGCAATTCATTACTTAACTCGCTCAACTTTCTGCTCCTTATTGTGTGACATTTTCTGGATTCCTCCAAGAACTGATATCAACCGTAGCACCTCTTGCTCCTCTGTGTGACCACGAGGCGCAAGTCTCGTAAGATATTGTGTAATTAATGCGGCATCTGACGGGCGCATACTCTCTCCTTCTACTGGGAAGGAAAGGTTATCAGAGCCTGAAAGTTGCGGTTATTGTGATAACAAGATAGAGTGTCAAAATATGAGAACCACAACAATAATTTTATCAACTCAAGAGTTTTTAAATATCTATGAGACATTCCGCCTACATCATGACAATCAAGAGTTAGACAATTTAGGGGAAGAAATGACAGAAGATATGATGAACAAACTTCTTGATGCTGAGGACATTGCCTGGAACACTATTAGTTCCATAGTTAAAAGAGAAGGTTTATAAGTCTTCGTATTCTTCGTGCTGACCCGTGTTTCTCAGGTATTCATGAAAGTCAAAACCACGAGTACGATCTCCCTTTAACTGTTTATACCCAACCCAAGCACGGGCTTGGGCAACATTTGGAAGCAATCCACGCTCTTTTGCGACTCTGTTGTAAACATGAGCCAAACTGTTATACCCACTCAAACTATTTAGGTCACGAGTGTCACCAGTTAGTACATGACCAGTCAAAGCATCATGTGCGTGACGATCAATAGTAACAAAGTTTGGGTTAGATGGGTCCGCCAGGTTTTCAAAAAAGTTAGGAGTTTTTAAGGCAGTGCTACCAGGTACAACAATGCTTGCACGAGGATCAGCACCTCCTAATATGTTCCTAGCCTTATTTTGATGTTCAACTGAACCTCGGTACCAATGGCCTTGTGAGATTGCACCACCTTTTGCAAGTTGATGAGAAACGATAAGGTTTCTATCCCATTCATTCGCAGGGCTAGTTACCGCAAGAAGACCTGCACCAATTTCGTGTGCTGGAGCATGCTCAGCACCACTTAAAAGTCCAAGTTTTCTCGCATGCTCATGACCTTCCTGATACCAGATATCCCCAGCATGCTCCTGCTCAGGAGTTAATGTATCTAAAATTCTATGCAGGTTACCTGACATAACATTCATACGACGAGTATTAATAGACAATTCAGAAGATGATGGTTTACGACCAAGTTTTGGTAATGGACCAGTACCAGACCATCCCGTTGGTTGTTGAAAACCTTCACCCAATGATCTGACAATGCGAAGAGGGGAACCAGCCATTACAGAACCTTAAACTTTCCTGGGGTGTATAGAGCATGACCAAACTGACCAGCAATATAAGAAGACTTACCAGCCTTATACCGGTTATAAGAAGACACGCCCTTACGGCGCATTTTATTAGAATCAAACTTCTGTCCTGGATTAGTGATCATAGATTTACCGTACTTACGGCCCTCTAGGTCTAACTTCTCAGACTTGAAGTTCTGCATCGGGTCAATAATGAATTCACCAATACCTGATGCATAGCGGGGCATATTTAATGACCGCTTACCACCCAAGGGGCTAGGTACAAACGGGTTAGAGACCTTGGTGGCAACACCAAAGTTCTCAGCGCGCGCCGTAACTAGTTCATTACCTTTTTGGACGCGACGAAACATCCCCGCAACTGCCTCATAAGTAGACAATTCCGGAGATGACCCAATCGTGCCACTCGGTACTGGGCCAGTTACCGAGAAACCCTCGGCAGTGCCCATGATCAGTCGTAAACGACTGTTGGGTTCGGGCGGTTCATGTGACCACCCGTGTTGTACGAGTATTCAAATTGCGGGATGTGGTCTCCAGCCATTGAACCCTGTACGAATTCACCGAGTACGCCTGGGGCTTCAATCCACGACGCTGACCCAACATGGGCGCGCTCGCGCATTGTTTCCTCAGCGTACTTGTAGAACATCTCAGGGTTGTTATGGTTCTGTCGCATGGGCGACGGAGCGGTGTCCTCGTAAGCACCAACGCCGAAGTCATAAGGGACATCGCTATCGGTGGCTATGCCTTCTTCAAAGCGTAGCGGGCCACGGTTACCCGGGATGCTTGGGGCGTACGAACGCTCAAACACTGGGGTGCCTTTTTCTGGAAACATGGGAACAGGTGCAACTGCCATCTATGGATTCCTCCTAGTAGGGGTTTATCTCCACTTATCGTAGCATAGTTTACCTGTAAAAGGGAGAGTTAAATGACTCTACCATTGGCATTACTTCTAGTGCTGTCATACTGCAAGCAATTGCTAGTGAATCGGGGTAGTCGTCAAACGCACCCTTCTCATCAGGGGCGGCTGCTAATAGGTACGGACCGCGGTAAATCTTTTCAAGGTCACACATCTGCTGGTTGAACTTCTTCCATGATCGGGTGCGCCGAGCCTTGGAGTGTCCAGGAATAATCAACTGTTCCCGTTGCATTAACTCGGTTAGATGGACCCATCGCTCGTTCTGAGTCTTGGCATCAGACGAGACAGCCAACACCTCAATCTCAGGGAGCAAGAGTTGTAGACGCTCGGTGACAGCGCCACCCACACCTTGGGAGTCCACACCAATGCGGTAGACATCAAAGTTACGGATGAAGTCAATCATCTCAAAGTATTGCTGTTCCCACTCAACATTGTTAATTTCTAGCCAGTCAAGGACGCGGTGCTCAAAGAAACCAAACCCATCAGGGTGGTCCCAATCAACCCATACTGCGGTAGCCACGGTGGAGTCATTGGTTCGCGCCACATCTATACCCATGACAATGGGGCTACGCCACCACTTCTTCACAATAGCCATAGATGGGTCGTACAGGCGCTCTAGGCGCTCCTCGGTAACAAACATACCCTTTTCCAAAATCCACTTGTTGCAGTAGGACATTTGGAACTCGTCAGAATCTTCACCAATACGGGTCTTTTCCTTAGCAATGAATTTGCCGTAGTTATCGTTGTATTTAGCGGCAACTCGCCAGTCGTACTCAAAGTGTGCCTGTCTGTGGCCCCGTCTGGCATTTGTGTCACGGCGCTTATTAAACTGGATCATCTTATAAAAGTAAGACTTATTCCTAGTAGCCGTGCCCGTAAGAACAATAGAACCGTTGTTGAACGCCAACATTGGCTTAATTGACTTAGAAATCATGAACTCGTCAGCCTCTTGGGCTTCGTCAATCATGACGAAGTGATAGGTCTTAGATTCAATCTTTGCCTTAGGGTTACAGGTCTGCATACGGCAGAGTGACCCTGACTTCTTCAGGCTGATAATGCGACCCTTACCTCGGGCGCCACCTGATGCTGCTTTGTCGTCAATCTCGGGATCAAGCAGGAAGTTCATGGCGTGTTCGCTGGTCAACTTACTGACGATACGACCGAACACGGTGTCAGCCTGATCCTCAACGGGGGCAAACACACCGCACCAAAAGCCCCTCTCAAACTTACCCAGCCATGTGGGATAGACCTTGGACAGGCGCGGGAGAATGACCATCATGGATGCCATGACATTAGAAAGAACCTCAGACTTACCCGATTGGCGGGTAGCAACGAGGGTTATTTCTTCACCGTCGCCAAGGACAATTGATTCAATGATCCGATAAGCAATTGGGACCTGATAAGGGAATAAGGTGACATTAGTGAACTCTTCGGTAAAGACGATTAACTTCATGACCAGTTGGTCAACGAATTCCGTAGATGTTTCGTCTAGTTCTTCCTCTTGGTAGTCACCAATATCTTCGTTGTATTCCGTATCTTCAATATCTGATTCTTCACTCATAAGAGTAAGTATAAAACAAAAAGCAACATAGGGTTACTTATTGATATCTCTGGAGGCGATTTCTTTTAATATCTCGTGGAATACTTCAGCGGCCTGGAGTACCTCAGCATTAGTCCCATCACGGTAACGCCAGTTATCAAATGACTGGCAGGTGTAGATCAAACACTGCTCTCCCCATGTGGCTAATTCTGACTTAGTCATCTTTTGGAGTCGGGCAATCTTTGGGAGATCAGACTTAGGCTTGCGTCGCATCATTTCCAGTCCCTGATTTCTTTTGCATTGTCTTTCAGGAAACGCCCCTGAACAGCGGTCATCAGACCATCATCATCAGACATATCAGAACCTACCTTAGAAATACCAATTTGGAAGGTATGTTTCCGAACTTTTATTTGGATGCCCTTACCGATGCGCCAGGGTGCAGATGTTTGGCGCATAAATCCAGGTGCAATAAATGGTGTACCCGCAGGTACCACATCTCTACAAATCCAATACACAGGACCTACCGCCTGGACGGCATTCATGGTGTCCTTGAATATTAGGAACGATATGAAACAACTAATCAGTAGGGCGATGCCTGTCATGGGGGACATAAGGATAACGCTTACTACTACCCAAACGATTGACGCCAACCATGCTGACATGGCTAGAAATGCTCTCATTGTAATTCCTTGTTGTTAAACGGGCCAATTGCTCTTAGTGTATCCAAATGGTTCAAGAATCTGTCTAATACCCTTACCCTTAGAACTGTACTCACGATAATTGCGGTAGATGTCTAACGGCATGGGTCCATATTTGTAAACGCCACTGGTGACTCCAGCGCGGTTACGAAACATCACATACACATAGCCAAGGATGTTATATGAGGAACCACCCTTAGAGCGGTCAGTCTTAGCGATCCTAGAGAACTGCTTAGAAAGGATACTTAACCCCTCATCAACGCTGTCCCCAATACCCATGTCTTCAGTTATTTCATCCTTAGTGGCGACAGGTACGAACACATGGGCCACGACGCAAGAACTCTTGGTCGGACCCATGTAGTACTGATCTACTGGTTGTACCCAGTAGACACCAAAGTCATCACCGCTAGGTATGAGTTCATTCATACCTGCGTAGAGGTTTGTGGGTGGCAGACGAGCGCCAGTGGTCTTATCAATACGACCAGTGGAACCGCCGTCCCGTTGTCCTTCTTCTAACCTGTCCCAGACGCTTTGAGCGGCTGGACCTAATCCTCGTTTTTTAGTTGCCACTATTTATCAGCCGAACATGGCTTTCCATGTCGTCGGACCAACAACGCCATCATAAGTGAGACCCTTGGACTTCTGCCAGTTACGCACAAGTTCATGGGTCTTGGCGCCAAAGTCACCATCGGGCTTTGCGCCAACGATTGCTTGAACCAACTTGACGGCGTCACCCTTTGAACCTTGTTTAACGGGTGTTCCTGGGTAGGCAAAGGTGAGCGACGGTGCGCCTGATGCTGATGGAGCAGGGGCGGCTGGTGCGGGGGCAGGTGCGCCATTAGGGGTACTGTCACCGAGGCAGTACTGCCAGTGCCATGCCTCAAACTCTTTTGACTTCGGGTCTGAACCTTGTAGATAGAAACCATATGAGGGGGCATTAGCGCACATCCACTCAAAACAAGCGCCACCCATTGATGCGGTCTTACCGCCCTGATCATAACCAAGGTCAATTGCGAGACCCCAGCCATGGTTAGAACCCTTGAGACCCGTGGGGTCTGGAGCGGCTGAAGGGGCTTTACCCTTCTTGAGGTACCAGGTCTTACCCTCGTACTTGCGTGTAACGCCAGTACCAGTATCTTCGGTGACATAGCGGTCCATAAACATTGTTAGTTGACCTTCAAATGAGCGGTAGTCGCCCACATTCTTCAGTTTGAAGCCAGCGGCGAGAGCGGCGTCGTACAACTTATTGAATTGCTCTGCGACTGGTGCGTACATCTTTCCGCCAGTTTTAACGGAAGCCAAAACGCTTGGTGCTAACTGACCGTTCTTATACTGCTTGAGAGCGGTTGGGACCACCAATTTGATGCAGGGGTAATTCATAAGTATCTCCTTTAGGCTGAACCGCCGTCGGTTCCAGTAGTTGTCTTTAACCAGAATACATTAGAAAACTGGTCATCGTCGCTTGCAACAATGATCATATCACCCGGAATAGGTACGGACCATACACCACCAATTGCCTCCCTATCCACATAGGACAGGGGTAGATAACTATTTTCACCCATAACATGAGGTAAAGATACATAGATTTCACCAGTGGTGCTATTAGACGATTTAACAAGCGCCCTATAAATCTTGCCACCTGGATTAAACATAGTTACTCAGTAACTTCCTCGTTATTGGCTTTCTGTATAGCATCAATCGTAGCCTCTAGGACTGCGATACGCTGGGCCTGCTGTGAAATCTG